GATAAAACAGGAAAAAACAGAGAAATTAGAATTGACCGTTATGATAGGTGCTTTGCTCTTCGTACCGGCATTAATTTTTGGGATCGTGATGTTTATTATTAATAACACCCCAAAATAAATTGCGTGGACGGGCTACCCGCAAACCTTTGGCAATTTCGCCAAACTACTTTGAGGCCCCCTAAAGGAGAACTACATGGCTAAATACGAAGGCCAATACCGAGATAGTCTTGATGATCAAGAAGAGATTCACCAAGATTCCTCCCAAGCCGCAGGGGGCGATAAGCCCTTTGAAGAAACGTCATTTAAAAAACGATACGGAGATTTGCGTAGGCATATGCAGTCTCAGATGTCTGGCAAAGACAAGGAGATTGAAGAACTTCGGTCACATCTAAGCCAAGCAACACAGAAACAAATTAAGTTTCCTAAGAGTGACTCTGAAGTTGCTGAGTGGGTTAAGAAATACCCCGATGTTGCAAAGATTATTGACAGTATTGCCCAGCGCCGAGTTCTCGAAGGTCAGAGAACGCTGGAAAGACGCCACGGAGATCGTGTCTCTGCTATCGAATCTAAACTTTCTAAGGAGACTGCCGAGAAAGAGCTAAAAGCCCTGCACCCTGATTTTGATCAGATTAGAGCCGATACTAATTTCCATGATTGGGTAGCACTTCAGCCGTCTAATATCTCTGACGCACTGTATAAGAACAATACAGATGCTAAGGCCGCCGCTAGAGCTATCGATCTTTATAAGGCTGACGCGGGTATTAAAACTCGCCGGAAAGCCAATAATGCCTCCGCCGCACGGTCTGTTGGTAGGACTTCTGCCTCTGCTCCAAACTCTAGAAATTCAAGGTTTTCTGAGTCACAGGTAGAGAAGATGTCAGCCGCCGAGTATGAGAGAAGCGAGGACGCTATCCAGAAGTCTATTCGGGAAGGGTCTTTCGAGTATGACTTATCTGGGGGCGCAAGATAACACTTGTAAAAGCACTAACTATCGTGTTATAACAACACCAAATATGTTATGAACTAACACAGTTCGTAAATGCCGCAAAGCCGCATATTTTGCCCACCTTTGCAATTATTCAGAAGAACAGTTTAAGTTACCTGTCCTATTGGCCCTTGGATCAATAAGGAAGACCATAGTTTCGGCTATGTTATTGCTTATAAAGAGAAAAGTTACCCACTAGTTATTCAGCCCTTAGCACCTTGGTTCGTTCTGTTTTGTACCAACCTCTTTGAGGTTTTTCACACAACTTAACTTAATAAGGAGGCCAATCATGGCTTTTGATAAGGCAAACGGCTACGGTAACTTACCCAATGGTAACTTCTCGGCAGTCATTTATAGCAAAAAGGTTCAGAAAGAGTTCCGTAAATCTTCAGTTGTAGAAGATATTTCTAACACCGATTATTTGGGCGAGATTAGCTCATTTGGAGACAGTGTTAAGATTATCAAAGAGCCGGAGATCACAGTTAGCACCTATGCACGGGGCACGGCTGTAGCGGCACAGGATCTTTCAGACGCAGACTTCTCGCTCGTAATTGACCAAGCGAACTACTTTATGTTCAAAATGGACGATATTGAAACCGCGCATAGTCATGTAAATTTCATGGATTTGGCAACGGATCGTGCGGCATACAAGCTACGCGATACTTTCGATGCTGAAGTCCTTGGCTACATGTCAGGCTGGGAGCTTAACAACTCTAATGTTTGGGTTCGCCGAACTGCCGCAAACGGCACGAAAGCAAACTCAGGTGCAGGGGCAGACGAACTTCTAGCGGCTAACTCCATGTCAATCCTCGATTTTGGTGGATCTGATTTGGGCGTTGCTGGTGAAGTTACCTCCATCCCAGTTGCGGCTGGTGGTGGTGCTGGCGGCATTACTTCTCCATTGGCTGTTCTTAACCGAATGGCTCGTAAGTTGGACGAAGCTAATGTTGACACTGCGGATCGTTTTTTCGTAGCAGATCCAGTGTTTTACGAGATGTTGATGGACGAAAATTCAAAGTTCGTTTCATCAGATTTCGGTGGTGGAGAAGAGCTTCGCAATGGTCGTGTAGGTGATGGTTTGGTTCGTGGCTTTAAAGTCTACAAGTCAAATAACCTTCCCTACGTTGGAACTGGAGCCGGTACTGTACTTTCAACTGGCTCTGAGACTAACTTCGGCACTATCGTAGCTGGGCATAAGTCAGCCTTAGCGACTGCTCAACAACTCAATAAGACTGAAAGCTACCGCGACACAGCATCTTTTGCTGACATCGTGCGTGGGATGCAGTTGTACGGCCGTAAGATCCTTCGTCCAGAAGCGATCATTACTGCTAACTACAACGTAGCCTAAGTAGCAAACTTAGGGGCCCCTGTAATGGGGGCTCCTTTCCTTATTTTTGGGGTTCTTGAATGGCTACATCTTTTATAAATTTAACTAACCAGCTTCTACGAAGACTCAACGAAGTTGAGGTAAAGGTAGTTGAGTTTACTGGTTGTAGAGGAGTTCAAGCCCTAGCAAAAGATGCCATCAGAAACTCTATCGCGCAAATAAACGCGGCGGAGTACGAGTGGCCCTTTAATTCGGCGGAACATACGCAAACTTTAAATGTGGGGCAGGAAGATTATTCTTGGCCGCAGTATTTTAAGACAGCAGATTTTGAAAGTTTTATAGTGGCGAAAAATCCGCTACTGGGAACTACAACATCTAAGCTTAATTTTATATCGCGGGATGTTTATTACGATAAGCACCGGACAGATGATTTAGACGCGGAAAACTCTGAGGGACTCGGACTACCTACTTTAGTAGCTCCCGCCCACGGTAACGGGTATATCGTGTCTCCTACTCCGGACAAGGCGTATGTCATACAATATCGGTATTACTTAAACTTTGCAGATTTACAGTTAAATACTGACGCCACCCGAATTCCTACGCCCTATGACTATGTCATTATTGAGGGTGCGCTAAGTCAGATGCACTTATTTAGGAATAATAATGAGGCGGCCAGTATTGCTCTCCAGCTTTTTAGAGAGGGCATAAAGAACATGCAAGGAATCCTAATTAATCAGTACCAGACAGTTACTGATACCAGAACTCTCAGAGTGGTTAGGGCTTACTTTTAGATGCCAGATTCAATTGAAAGTTACAAAGTCGTTTGCGGCGGTGGGTTAAACTCTAATGAGAACCACCTCGACCTATCTGAGAATAGTCCAGGTAGTGCTATACGTCTTGTAAATTTTGAGCCTTCTTTGTTTGGGGGCTATCGAAGAATAGAAGGGTATTCTCCGCACAAACAAAATGCGGCGGAAGTTGATCCTACTAATGGTGGCGGAAAGATCTTGTCTTTGGACTTCTTTAAGAATGATCTAACGGGCGGGAAAGAACTTTGGGCCACTAGAAAAGTAAAGATGTTTAGATTTGTGGCAACCGCAGGACAGACATCGTTTAAAGGATACGATGCTAACGGCAGAACTCTAGATATTCCTGTTGCCAACAATACTTGGGCCTACATTAATGGCACAAGAAAATATGTTCTTCTTGATTTTACTATTAATTTAAATACGGCGGGGGGAGATGAGCTTGTTCTTAACACCCCAGCAAGCGCCGGAGATGTAATTGAGATAGACGTTAATGAGTACTGTTTCTACAAAGAAACACCGGCTGGGTGGCAGAAGGTAGTTCCCACCAACTCCGCCGGAGTACAGTTGCGTAGAATGTCCGTATTCGGACAAATTACGCCAATTAATAGAGTAAGATCTGCTAGGTTTAATTTCGGCTCGGGCAATATGATTTGTTTTGTAGATGGCGCGAATAACGCGATTGTCTACAACGGCCAGTTTTGGAATGTTATTGTTAGCTCTAACTCCGGTGTAGACGCTTTGAATGCGGGAGGGTCGCAGTGCCTAAATCAGCCCTCTATTGTGGACGTATTTAAAAACCATCTGTTTTTAAGTGGTGATCCCACAGACCCGTCCAAGTTAGCTCACTCAAGCCCGAATAATCCATTTGATTGGAATGCGGCAGTAACTTCTCAAGGTGCTAGTGTAGGTGCGGGACAGCAAATTGCTGGGTTTGATATCGTTGCATTTAAGACTTTCCGAGATGACTTGTTTTTATTCGGAGAGAACAACATCAAGAAGTCGATAGTAAGCTCCAATGGAGACTTTTCTATTGAGCATGTTACGAACAATGTGGGCTGTATGGCCCGAGACTCTGTCCTAGAGATAGGCGGAGATTTGATATTTTTAGCGCCAGATGGTTTCCGGCCTGTTGCGGGTACATCCCGTATCGGGGATATCGAATTAGAAACAATTTCTAAACCGATACAACAGCTTCTTAGGGAGCTACCGCATGTATATGATGTGGACTCTTTAGTTGGCGTTGTTATCCGCTCAAAAAGCCAAGTCAGGTACTTCATTGATCCACCTACTGTGGTGGGACAAGAGGAAAGTTTTGGGATTATAGGCGGCTTGCGGAGTGCTGATCAGCGGCTCGGGTGGGAATTCGGGGAGATGGTTGGAATACGAGCCAGTTGTGCTGTTAGCGAATACGTTAACAATGTTGAGGTAGTCTTACACGGCGACCACAACGGAAAAGTTTACCGGAGTGAAAATGGAGATCTCTCCTTTGATGGGCAGAAGATATTAGCCATCTACGCTACTCCATTTTTTGACTTTGGCGAAACTGAAGTACGAAAAATAATGAGGAAAGTTAACACCTTTATCAGAGCAGAGGGGCCATTGGAAATGAACATGGCCTTAAATTACGATTGGAATGATCCTACAACGGCAAAGCCTAACTCTTATTCTCAAATTTCTGAGGGGGCCCCAGTAGTCTATAAAGGCATCAACATAGATTATAACGCGGCAAACGTGTCGTATGGGGGCACTGATAAGCCGATTATAACCACGGACGTTCAAGGATCTGGTCAGGCGGCACAGGCTACTTTCGTAACTCTTGGAATTACCGAACCATACAGTATTCAAGGCATTGTCTTTGAATTCTCAATAGCGGGAAGATTATAAATGACAATAGGTTACTCTAGGACTTCCGTTGCTGACATCATTAACGGCGCGAATATTACTGCACCTCCGCTCAACGCGGAATTTAATGCGATAGCAGACGCTTTCAACGGCACTTCGGGACACAGCCACTCGGGAACTTCCTCAGATGGAGCGCCCATACCACTAGGAACTTCAGTAGTAGGTTATCTCCTAGATCTTAATGGCGGCGTTGGCGGAAGAAATAACACAAGCGGGACAACTGACCCGTCTGCAATCCATGACTCAGCTCTTGGCTATTCCGTAGGTTCTATATGGATTAATACATCGACTAACCGCGTACATATCTGCCAAAGTAATCAGGCTTCACAGGCAGTCTGGTTTGAGCTAAATACTACAAGTCATTTGGCACAGATGACGCCAAAAATTACGAACACAATTGATATTGGTAGTGCCGCCAAGCAGTACCAAGATATCTACATTGATGGTATTGGGTACATTGATACTATCCTATCCGATAATATCAGCACCACAGCAAACATAAATGTTAATGGCCTTGCCACAGTAGCTAATTTAACCGCAACAGGCTCGGTCAGCTTGGGCTCTACCACTGCAATAACTGGTGGAACTATAAACAATACCGTTATTGGGGGATCAACCCCAAGTGCCGTTTCTGGTACGGTAATTACTGCGACATCTAATTTTGCGGGGGCTCTGACGGGAAATGTCACAGGCAACCTTACCGGCAACACCGCCGGAACACACACAGGCCCATTATCTGGTGATGTAACAAGTTCTGGTACTAGCAACTTCGTAAACGTAGCGATATCCGGTACGCTAGACATGGACGCAGGAACAACTGCCACCGTCACCAACCTAGCCACCCCAGTTAACAACCTTGATGCGGCTACAAAGGGGTATGTCGATACGTCACTAGCAAACCTAGTAGACGCGGCCCCTAACACACTAAACACGTTGAACGAGCTTGCGGCTTCTCTAGCAGATGATGCTAGTTTCGCAAATACGATGACTACCGCACTAGGGACAAAGTTGCCGCTGGCTGGCGGGACTATGTCGGGCAACCTCGACTTAGGCACTAACAAAATAACGTCTTTGGGAACCCCTACCGGAGCCGCTGACGCCGCTACTAAGGGGTATGTAGACACAAAACTCCCGTTGGCTGGAGGAACCCTGACGGGGGCTCTAGCACTCAGTAATAATAAAATAACGGGTCTTGGGACGCCTACTGCGGCCACAGATGCAACTACGAAAACGTATGTTGACGGAATTCTGACATCAGGTGAAAATGCGTCACTATCCGCCGCCAATGCGTCTACCTCAGAGACTAACGCCGCCGCTTCTGCGGTACTGGCACAAAACTGGGCAGTACAGACCGGATCTCCTGTTACAAACGGGGGAGGAGAATATTCAGCAAAGCATTATGCCAACCTAGCTTCAGCGGCTAACGCGGCGGTAGCTAACTTCTTCGATACTTATTTTGTAAGTTCTGGGGAGCCAAGCGGTTCTAATCTAGGAGTTGGTGATTTATGGTACGATACAACTAACAGCCTATTAAAAGTATATACTTCGTCTGGGTTTATTAATGTAAACTCTAGCGTAAACGGAACGACTAACAGGTATGAGTTTGTTGTAGGAACCCCTCAAAATACGGACGCAGGGGCATACTCTGGGTCTACTACTGTATTTCCCGCAACGTATGATCAAGGGTTCTTAGATGTCTACAAAAATGGTGTAAGACTATTACCGACACAATTTACTGCCACAGACGGTCAGTCCCTCACTCTGTCTTCTGCCGCGACAAGCGGAGATACCATATCTTTGATCGGGTATGGGAACTTCCAAACCGCAAATCATTACAGCAAAACACAGAGTGACATTATCTACGGTCAAAAAATTATCGATCTAGAAGACGAAATCTTATTACAATTAGGAGTATAAGCCAATGGCTATCCAGAACAGCAACTTCAACACTCTAATCGCGGCCATTGACACTAAAGCTCAGGCTTTGGCCGCTTCTACAACAGACGCCAAGGATCTCGTATTCTTGGGCAAAACGCTAGAGGCGTTAAACGTCACTGCCACCGTGTCTGATATCATTGGCGAGGGCACTGTACAGGTAACGGCGGTAACCTCGGCAGGGACTACGCAAGTCGGTCTTGTAAACGCGGCTGGGGCTACGCAAGTAGCGGCGATAAACTCGGCAGGGGGGAATTACGCAACTTCCGCTACTCTAACTACTGCCATAGATGCACTAAGGAATATAATTACAGTTACTGTTGCTAACAGCAAATTTGTAATTGATGGCACTGAGCAACAAGCGTTGAAACTTACTCCAAGTGTAAAGTATCGCTTTGATCAATCAGATGCGTCTAATGCTACACACCC